AGATAGCCTCCGTAAAAGTACATCCGAACGCGAAGTGGTCGGAGGTGCGGCATGAACCTCAATCCCCCTACCACCCCCGAGCAAGTACTTGCCACTCCAGCTGGTACGTTGGCACTGCAATCTGCTGAGGTGCTTTTTCACTTGAAAAACGCTGCGACAGATCGTCTTGCTGAGGCCAAGCAACTGCACGATCACCTTGACGAAGCCATCGATTTCAAGTGGCGCGACCAAGCCAGAAATCTACGCCACGCCGATGGAAAAGATACGGGCGTTATCCATTTCGACGATGGCGATGTTCGTATCACAGCAGACCTCCCCAAAAAGATCGAGTGGGATCAAGCACGCTTGGCCGACATAACAACACGTATCGGTGACAGCGGTGAAGATCCGAAGCAATACGTAGAAATCACTTATCGGGTCAGCGAAACCAAGTTCAACGCGTGGCCCGACACCCTGAAATCTTCATTCGAAGCGGCTCGCACAGTCAAGACGGGCAAGCCCTCCTATCGCCTGGCACTTATCAAGGAGTAAGTCATGTTCTTTAGAAAAGCAGCTATTGAGAAATTACGACAGCGCTCTGAATGGGGAATGCGTGATCTTCCCGCAATCATTCGCGTACCCGCATTAGAAGGTCATCGGACTCAAGAAACCGTCGTGCCACTTGAGGAATCCACGATCGATGATCTTGCGTTCGCCATCATCGGACTAGAAGCACAAGTCACTGAAATGCGCCGTCCCTTGGTTGGGCTGCGTGAACTTTACGACCAAGCCCGTAAACGTGGTGCGCTCGGAACAAGCACTGTAGCCGATGTATTTCTAAATCCGTCAATGACAGAGGTGAAAAAATGAGCCTCCCGATCATTAGTGCTGACCAGCGATTAGCAGAACGTCGTGGCGTCAAGGGTGTATTGGTTGGCAAGTCTGGCATTGGAAAAACTTCTCAACTCTGGACACTTGAACCCACTTCAACGCTGTTCTTTGATCTCGAAGCAGGTGATCTGGCCGTTGAAGGCTATGCCGGAGACACAATTCGGCCACGCACCTGGCAAGAATGCCGCGACTTTGCCGTGTTTATTGGTGGGCCTAATCCTGCACTACGTGAAGATCAGCCATACAGCGAAGCGCATTTCAAGGCTGTATGCGATCGCTTTGGTGATCCATCATCGCTCGACAGATACGACACCGTGTTTGTTGACTCCATCACCGTTGCTGGCCGTTTGTGTCTGCAATGGTGCAAGGGGCAACCACAAGCGTATTCCGAGAAAACCGGTAAACCAGACAACCGTGGCGCTTATGGCTTGATGGGTCAGGAAATGATTTCTTGGCTCACTCACTTGCAGCATACCCGGCGCAAAAACGTTTGGTTCGTTGGCATTCTGAATGAGGCATTGGACGACTTCAATCGTCGAGTGTTCACGCTTCAAATTGATGGCTCCAAGACTGGTCTTGAGTTGCCAGGAATTGTGGATGAGGTCATCACACTCGCCGAAGTCAAATCCGACGATGGAAGCAGCTACCGAGCCTTCGTATGCCACACATTAAACCAATGGGGCTATCCCGCCAAAGACCGCTCTGGTCGGTTAGATGCCATTGAAGAACCGGATCTGGGTCGACTTATGCGAAAGATCGCCGGCCCCGCACGCCCAGCTAACGAGCGCTTGGAATTTGCTCGCCCACAAGTCAGCCATTCCGAACATGCCAATAGCCCCGCTACCCCAATTTCAATTCAGGAGTCCTGATCATGACCTTTTTCGATTTCAATTCTGCCGCCGAGCAATCCAGCTACGACCTCATCCCCAAAGGCACCGTGGTGCGCGTTCGCATGACTATCAAACCGGGAGGCTATGACGATCCCTCACAAGGCTGGACCGGCGGCTATGCGACCCGAAGTGTAACCACCGGATCGGTTTATTTGAACTGTGAGTTCGTTGTACTTGACGGTCCGTTCGCCCGTCGCAAGATGTGGTCCCTCATTGGCTTGTACAGCGCCAAGGGCGCTGAGTGGACCAACATGGGTCGGACCTTCATCAAGGCTATCCTCAATTCCGCTCGTGGCATTAGTCCTACTGATAATAGTCCTGCAGCCCAAAATGCTCGTCGCATTAGCGGCTTCTCCGATCTTGAGGGCATAGAGTTCGTCGGCAAAGTCGACTGGGAGAAGGATCAAAACGGCCAGGACAAGTGCGTCATCAAGTCTGCCGTCACGCCAGAGCACAAGGAGTACGCGGTGCATATGAATGGTGCAGGGCCTACTGCGCCCAGTGCGCCAGCTGCCAATGCCTACGCACAGGCCACGGGCCGCGCACCGGTTCCGGGTCGTCCAAGCTGGGCGCAGTAAGGGAGCGTTGTCATGATTCTTCGCCCCCGCCAAGCCACGCTTGTAAAGAGAACCCTAGCGGCTCTCGGCGAGCATGGCAATACCCTCGCCGTTGCGCCTACCGGGTCGGGCAAGACCGTGATGCTATCGGCCGTGGCCGGCAGCCTTCTGGCCGAACCCGATACCAAGGCTTGTATCTTGGCGCACCGGACTGAGCTGACTGAACAGAACCGATCCAAGTTTGAGCGCGTGAATCCGGGTCTCGAAACCTCTGTGTACGACGCCAATGAAAAGTCTTGGGATGGACACGCTACTTTCGCGATGGTGCAAACCCTCTCGCGCAAGCCCAATCTGGATCAGATGCCGACGCTGGACCTGCTGGTCATCGATGAGGCGCACCACGCTGTCTCGCCCAGCTACCGAGAGATCATCGACCAGGTACTGCGCAAAAACCCTAAGGCTGCCATCTGCGGCCTGACCGCTACCCCAAACCGGGGTGATGGCAAAGGGCTGCGTGAAGTGTTTAGCAATTTGGCTGACCAGATAACGCTGGGCGAGATGATCGCCAGCGGTCATCTCGTACCACCAAAAACCTATGTCATTGATGTGGGCGCGCAGGACGCTTTGCGACAGGTGCGCCGCACTGCGATTGACTTCGACATGAACGAGGTCGCCTCAATTCTTAACAAGACGCTGATCACTGAGTCTGTGATCAACAACTGGAAAGCCAAGGCCTTTGATCGCAAGACCATCGTGTTTTGTTCAACAGTCGAACACGCCACCGACGTCTGCACTGGATTCAATCAGGCTGGCATTAATGCCGTCCTGATCCATGGCGAGTTGTCCGATGCGGATCGCAAAGAACGCCTGGCGTCCTATGAAAACGGTAAAGCGCAGGTCGTAGTCAACGTTGCGGTCCTTACCGAAGGTTATGACTACACGCCGACTTCGTGCGTAGTGCTGTTACGTCCCAGCTCCTATAAATCCACGTTCATTCAGATGGTGGGACGTGGTCTGCGCACAGTCGATCCTGAGCAATTCCCGGGTGTGATAAAGACCGACTGCATCGTCCTGGACTTTGGTACGGCTAGCCTCATGCACGGCGCACTGGAGCAAGAGGTCAACCTTGACGGGCACGAACACGATGGCGATGCACCTACGAAGGATTGTCCAGAATGCGGTGCGATCGTGCCTTTGGCCATTATGGAGTGTCCTTTCTGCGACCACGTTTGGGAGCGTTCGGAGACTCCCGATGCTGGCGTGCTCGACAAGTTCGTGATGAGCGAGATCGATTTGCTTAAACGCTCGAACTTTCGTTGGTGCGATCTCTTTGGTGCAGATGACGCGCTGATGGCCACAGGCTTCAATGCCTGGGGCGGAATCTTCTTCTTGAATGGCCGCTGGCATGCCATTGGTGGCGGCAAGGGCCTCAATACACGACTGCTGGCAGTCGGTGAGCGAACGGTTTGCATGGCCAAGGCTGATGACTGGCTGAATGATCACGAATCTGAGGATTCGGCCTTCAAGACCCGACGGTGGCTAAACGAATCGCCTACATCAAAGCAGCTTCAGTACCTTCCACCCGAATTTCGAGCGAATCTTGGAATGACTCGGTACCAGGCCTCAGCGCTGCTGTCATTTCGCTTTAACCGCAATGCCATTGTTCGCCTGGTCAACGCAGCCAATGACGCTCATGCCCATCAAGTTTTGGAGGCTGCGTGACATGTGCTGTTTGTCATCGCCAAGCCAAGGGGTTCGGCTGGTTCAATCCACGCCTACCCCGGTCGGATCCGGGTCATTACAACGACAAATGGGTGTTCTGCTCACGTCGCTGTCAGAACACGTTTTCAAATCTCATGAACAAAACGGAGGGTCACATGATCGATCCTAGTGAAATGGAAATCGCAGCGATGCAGTCTTGTCTTGCTCCATTAGGTGAGTACGTAGGGTGCATTGGTATGCAACGACCACTTGCCGATTACAGTCGAGACGAAGTACTTGCACTTATTGATGTGATTGTCTCTGCATACCAAGACCAGATGATCGAAGCGCATGAACGTATGGCAGCCAAGGACTACGCATTCTTTGAGCAACGTATTTCCATGCAAGCCACAGATCAAAAATAAGGATAAGTGTGATGCTGGACTTTAATCATCGCCCCAAATTTCATGAAGAGATATGTAGTCTCATTGATGGCGCGTTAGCACTTGAGCGAGATGCGCAAACACCGCGTGACTATCTGGGTGCATCCCGTCTGGGTGTCGCGTGTGAGCGTGCGCTTCAGTTCGAGTACACCCGCACGCCCG